CGCATCGCTCATGTTAATACCTAGAGCCTGAGATGCTTTTTTAGCAACGTCACCTAGTTTTAAAAATTGTTGTTCAGTTAAGCCACTACTAATAGCTTTCGTAGTGGCTTCCATGCTTTCACGTAAACTAATTGCTCCGCCACTTGCAATGGTAAATTGCTTTGCTAAATTTCCAAGACTTTGTCCGGATGCTGCACTTAGCTGGTCTAAACCACGAATCATGTTTTCAGTATTCATGGCCTGACTTAGTGCTTGAAATGCGGCCGAAACCGCAAATAAGTTAGCAGCATAAGTAGCGTAAAGGCGAACTAGTCCGCCCAAACCTTGAGATTGTCTTGCAAAGTCTCTAGCGCCAGCGCCTGTGACTTCAGTAAGACCTCGAGCCCTACGATAGTCGGTACCTGTTACATCTTGTCCGGCACGAGCAGCGGTACCGCCCATATTTATTTTGCTGGCTGCGGCTTGTGTTGCTTTTACTTCGCTGTGTATTTCTCTAACATCTTTTAATACTTTTTTGCCAGTATTATTAGTTGAAAGATTAATACCAATATTAATATTTTGTGAGGCCATCTTAGCTCCCAGCCGTAAAACTATTTTAGGTATATAAAATTTTTATAAAAATTTTAGTTTAAAACGATTATAACATACCAGCAAATAATTGTCAATGCTTAAATTTTTTAGGAATAAAAAACCCCTAAACTTACTAGGGTTTAGGGGTTTTTTGTGAGGATTTTGAATCTATGAGTTTAATACGTATTTTATCTAATAGTTGTATAAGCTGTAAGGCTAATACTTGTTCTTGGTCATCAAAATTATATGCTTTAAATAATTCAAATAAGATTGTTAAGTCCTTACCTAAATATGTGCCAGACATACCTTCCCAACGATCTGTTAATAAATAGTATATATTTAATATTTGTTGTACTAAATCTGGAAAGTCTTGAAATTCTATAGGAATTTCATCTGGATTAGGTTCGGAGCCTAAAGCTTCACACATTTCAAAATAGGTTTCTTTGGTCATAGAAACTTCTAAGTTTTGAAAATATGTGGTAAAGCTTTTTTCAAGTAAACTTATTTGTTCTTGGAAAAGTTTCCCAAGTCGCTGACTTGTTCTGTAATAAACGTATCAAAGTTTGCAGAATTTTTCATTAGATAAAGTGCATTTTCTTCTGAATATTCTAATTCTGCATCAGAATCTTGTCCTGCAATATCAACAGGAGCAAGTTGTTCTAAATAACTAAGTTTAAAACCTGTCCAACCACGAATTGCACCTTTAACATAAAGTTCTAAAAATAGTTCGTCATTAATTTCTTCTTGTGGTTGACGATTTTTAAATGTAGTCTTGGTAGACTTTTTGCGAATATTCTGTAGTGTTTCACGACTTAAGAATGCTAACTGGATTTCAAAACCAGGCATGCCAGGATATTCAACTGTAATTTCTTTACTGGGGACGAGAAGGGATTTAAGGGAAAGAGTCATGTGATACCTTTAAAAGCACAAACTAGCTTAAGCTAGTTTGTGCTAGTTTAATTAAACGTTGCTGTAATATTTTACTTCAATTTCATTAGTTTCAGCTAAATCAATATCAGTACCATCAGTACCGTGTGCTGCAAATGTAATTTCAGTACTTACAACCTGTTCTGTAGAAATACTAGGAATACTTAAAACAGCCGCGGCCATTATTAGTTCTGTTTTAACAGTTCCAGAACCACCAATACTAATAGTAATTCTATATTCGGGGCTAACATCTGAATCGCTGCTGGCTAATAGATCGGCTAATAGTCCTGCAGAATTAGTTGCTCCTGTTCTTAGATAGCAAGTAATTGTTCCAGTTACGCTTCTAGTACCTGTAAAGTACGTAACAGGTTTATTAACAATACCTAAATTAGCAGGAGTTAAATAAGTTACATTATTGTTGATTTCAATACTACCACCAGTTAGAGCTAGTGTATAGCTAGTGCCTGCACCGCTAATTCCACTCTGAATAGTAATAGTACTTAGCTTATTGGCAATAAAAGGAGCAGTAATAATTTTTGCTTTTGCAGTGCCAGTTAAGCTGCCGCCAAAAACAACGGGACTAGCGGTGTTAGCTGTGGCACTAATACTACGTAAAGCAGCACCACTTCCTGCCCAAGCAATAGTAGCAATTGCATCTAATCCAAAATCAATTGTAGCTGTATTTAGTACGCAATTATCAATTGCATAGCTAGAACCATCCATGATAATAATCATACCAAATTTTTGGAGCTGATTTTTATCAGAATTTGCAAAACTTAAGGTACTAACGGGTGTAGCACCTAAAGTACGAGTCCAGGCAGCATTAGTTTCACCAATTGCATTATCTGCTTGATCGCCAGCAGCTAGAGCATTCCAGAGTACTTCTTCTTCGGCCTCAACATAGTCGTCTGTAGCATCGCCAGTTGTAGTGGCATCATTAAACTTAGGACGAATATAGGTTGAAAAAGAAAATTCAACAGGATCAAGTGCGGTATTAAACTGACGCTGACCACGAACAGGTGAAGTACCTGCTTCGCTTAGTGTAATAGTTTCTGTGGTTGTAGCTTGTGAAAAACTTAAACCATCAAGAACCTGAATTTCTCTGGTATTAGTTGCATCAAAACCACTTGTTGCAACTACACCAGTAGTAGCATTAACGTTAGTAGTAAAAAATACTCTAGCGTTACGAATTAAGTTAAAACTCATAGTATATTCCTCTGTGTTTGATCACTGGAGCTTAACTAGACATTTATCTGTTTTTACTCTTTAATGATCGGATTAAGCCGTGGCTTGATACCTTACTTGCAAATTTATCTCGCCTATAGCATATGGGGCTAAAAGCCCTTCATCTGTGGTAATTGATGTTATCAAGATTTCTGTAGTTTCTTCAAGAGTTTCACTGTCGTAAATTATTCTGCGATTATTATCTAAACATAATTCTATATCTGCTAGTAATTGTTCTAGCTCGTCTTGCGACTCTTCACCGCGACAATATGCTTTTAGACTTATACTTAACATGCCCCAAGCAAACTCGCCAGGTAAGTATTCTCGCATTTCCATGCCTGGAGTTATATACACACTAGGAAAATCTTGAATTTCATCCCAGAATTTTAGCTTAGCGTAACTGTTACCATAAAGATTAGTTTGATATGGGTCATCGCCAGTAAGACTATTTTGAAATAATGTGGCAAGGGCTTCTGTAATTTTTCTGCGCTTGGTCATATTAATACAGCCCTCATTCTGGTAATCATTTGTTGTTGCATGATCTCGCGAATTGACTTTGATATTAGCAATTTAGGGTCTCGAGACCTTGGGAATTCTTGTCGACCACCTTCTGAAAAGGTAGCATATGGATACTTCATATAGGTGTAGTAGGCACTTATCATACCAGTACGTCCTTGCGTAAGTTGCTCTACTCTAGCTGATTGTGCAAATCTACCCGTTTGATAGTTTAGAACATCTTGACGATCGCCTGTGCCCATGTTTTGGCGAATTTGTTGATGTAAAAGCTGATTTATAATATTTTGTAGATTAACAAGATTTAATTCAATATCTGAATCTAAAACTATATTTTCTTTTAGTTTTTTGGGATCTGATTTGGTTCGTTTAATTTCATTTTTTAGACTTTTTAGCTTCTGTATTTTTTGTTTATTTGATTTTGGTTTTTTTATTTTATTTACTTTTTTACCAATTAATACAGGAGCTTGTCTATAAACTTTATTACTTAGATTTTTACCTTGTATAATATCTACAATATCGGCTACAATTAAATTTATAAAACTTGGAGAGCCTTCTGAATTTATTAAACTAGTACCAAGCGTAGGTGATTTAGTTAATATAGAACTAAACTCTTTAGCAGATAAGCTAAATAAATTTCTTAATTCTTCTATAATTGGGATACTGGCCCGGCCCGATCCTATGTTTCCAACCCTGTGTTGAAATTCTACTAAATATGTTGTGGAATCTTTAATATAATTAGCATATATTTCTTGTGTTACTGCATTTGGAAGATTTGCAGTAGCTAGGTCATCTTTTACTAATTTATCAATATAATTGTCCAGTACTTCTAGTAGGGCTTTTTGTTGCTGCTTTGCTTCAAAGTCTGCTTTGGCTAATTCATTTCTAAATTGTCTTACTAGATTAGTGGCTACACTTATAACATGACCTTTATTAAAGTAATAACCTAAAGTACCACGTTCAGCTGCTCGTTTTTGTAACTCTTGTTCTAGCTTTCTACGCTCGCCTGTTTTTGCGTTTTTATATTTAGCCGTATTTTTTAATATTTCAAATTCTTGTTTATAATAAGAATCTTCAGCGTTTTGATAAGCCTCTTGTACGTCAGGATAACTATTTAATATAGTATTAAATTTAGTAGTTATAGTATCAAAACCAATATTCTTAAAAATACTGCTGGTTCACCATTTACATTAATTTGGGTACCTGATAAAGTATCTTTAGTACTAGCTACGCCTAATAATTCGCCCATAAATAACTGTACTTCAACATCGTCTAAGTCTAATCCAGTTATTGTTTTATACATATCTTTTATAGTACTTTTAGTAATATAAAAACTTGTTTTTTCAGCAACTTGTTCTTTATCTCTAAGAGCTTTTGAACTAGCTGTTATAATATTCTTATCTAATTGAGATAACCAGTTCTTATATACTGTACTTTGCAATGCTGCTGTAAAATTTGCAACGCCCATTACTGATAATCCGCCATGTAAAGGTCAAACACACGTCTAATATGTGCTGGTAGGCTTGACGTTTGAATATACTCAATCTGTGTTGAATTGGTGCCTGCAGCTTTAGTAGACTTTACTGAAGCTTCATTATCTTTGTAGTAGGTCAACAAATCCATACATGCTAGTTTTAAATCTTCAGGTACCACTTCGTAACCGCCAAAGTAGGTAACTTTATAACCGCGAATTAGAGGCTCAAACTTACCAGTAGGATGTAAGCTGATAATATCATCACCATCTTGAACCCAGTCTGTAAATTTGACTAAAGGGGTATATGTCTTTCCGTAATCTTTACTTTGTTGTAAACTAGCTATATTAATTACTGGGGTTTCGGTTAGAATAATACGATCAAAACCTCCGCGATTGTATTCAACTAGTGGATCACTAGCATAATCTAAAAATGTTCGTTTGCAGTAGGTTTTGGCAAATTGGGATACTTTAGGAATTAAACTATCGATTTGACTATCGGAATTTGCACTAGTAATTCCCTTGTATGCCTTATATTCTTGTCTGGTAAATAAGTTTAATCCCATGATAGCTCCTTTGTTTCCAGACCAGACTCGTTAGAATCCGGTCCAGAAACAGGGCTTCTAAAGCCCTGTTAGTTTCCCATCCCTGAGAATTAGGCTACATAACGTAGAGCAGAAACGCCCTGACCGTAGTTAGTAGTTACTTGGGTCATACCAGTACGTAGGCTGGCGACCATAACGCGACGCTGAGTCTCAACTAAGTCATCGGTGTCAACACGTAGACCGCGCTGGTTACCAACTAAGAAGTTAGCAGGTGCGTAGCAGATTGCTGCGACTTCGCCGGCACCCTTATCAGCAAACTCACCTGAAACTAGAACAGGAGTATTTGCAACTGAGCCGATTTGACCAGTTAGTAAAGTAGCACGATCGCCGACC